CGGTACTAGAGGTTAGATGATATCCCACTTGTATACTCGAGTTCCATTTCTGAAACCGCAAAGTCATTAACACAGATGACTTCACTTTATCCCACTTTCGTGGTTTATTTAAGGACCATATACGGCCCATTACCTTTTATCAAATGACCGAAGTCAAATGAACGGATAATTATTTTAATTCAAAGAACTGTTAAGTTAAAACGGGAGTAGGAATCTTTACAACCACCCACTGACATCCACTTGTAACCACCGGTTTTTGTCTGATTTTAGAGACTCCTTCCGGTAGGATTGGAAGTGATGGAATCTTTACAACCTCTTCCCGTCTTTTGTTCCACAAAGGTAAGAAGAACTTTTGAATTCGTCAAATCTTTTTTTGAAACTTTTTTTGTTGCGACGCCTTGGAATCGAACCAAGTTGAACTGGCTTATCGGTATTGCTTCAATAGATTCAAAGACCGATGAGACCAGTAGGATACCTTACCCTCCGCCCGCCATATATTAATCAAAGATCTTTCAAAGTAAGGATAAGTAGAGTATTTCGTCCCTTATCCCCCATTTGTTTCACAAAGATAAGAAGTCATTTCCAAACTTCAAAATCTTTTTGAAAATTTTTTTTAGTCATCAAATACATCGGACAATTTATGGACCTCCACTTTTGGGTCAGGTTTGCCCGGTTTTTAGAACCAAAATTTCTCAATTCTTACCGATGAGATTACAAAGATAATGAATTAAGAGATACCAATCTATATATAAGGAAAATTGTGTTATATTTATTTCTGATGGGAGGAAACGATCAATGTTTTTGGATGAAAGATTGTTTGGTAAATTTAGATATTATAATGATAAGAAATAATGTAATTGTTAATATCCACCACGATTGTCCTCCTTGTCATAATGATCCATGTCCTTCCTACTGTGGAAACGGAAATATTGTTTTAGAATTAGAGGGTGGTTCTTGTGAAAAATTAGGTATAGAACCGGGTGATACTTTAAAATACTTATTTTAGTCTAATCCAATCCAGTTAAAAAACTTATCCATCAAACCTCCTTCATCCGCAATAAACCATTTCAATCTTTTTTGATCTTTAGGTGGCATTTTTTCCCAAGTGTCACGACCCCACACACCATCTGAAGGGCTTACACCGATCATTGATTGATATTTACTAATCGCTGCTTCTGTTTTACTTCCTGATCCTGTTTTACCATCAACCACTAATTTTAAAGATGGCATTTTTTCATTTAAAAACCTTTGAACTCCTCTAATAATTTGTCTATTAGGGTCTTCCATTGATTCGTCTTCTTTTAACATATGATAAGACTTAGCTTTATTATGCATTTTTAAGATTCTTTCTCTTTCTGTTTCAGATATAATTGTTCTTTGACTCATATAATATTTTTTATATAAATATCATACAAATAAAAAAAGAGGTAAAAACCTCTTATTTTAATTCCAATTCCATTTGTTTTTTCTTATCAACAAATGATTGAACTCTCTGTCTCGCAATTTCCGCGTAATTTGGTGATAACTCAATACCTATCCATCTCCTATCCAATATCTCCGCAGCCACACAACTGGTTCCGGAACCGGCAAAAGGATCCAAAACTATTTCATTCTTATATGTTAGAATCTTAATAGCCTTATCCGGGATATCCATTGAGAATGTTGCCTTGGTTAATGATTTGGTGTCGGCAAAGTATTCCCACCTTCCAAACACAAGATCCATAAACTCTTTTTTATCTTCCGGAGAATAAACCATTTTGGTTTTAACTGTTCCATCCTCACCTTCCACTTCTGTTGGAATACCAACCCACTGAGGTTCACCTTTTTCTTTTTTAATTTTAACTTTCTTATAACCGAGTATCACACATTCTTTCGGGTTGTAGATATAAGGTGAAGATGGACTCATCCAAGATCCCCAAGCCGTTTGTCTGACCCTATGTGGTGAGTTTTCGGTGAGATCTACAGTTCCGAAGTAGTTGAACCCAACCTCTTTCATAATTGTATAGAACTCGGCATTGAATAAGATTCTTCCTCCCCGGTCCTGAACATTCATTTCAATTGGAACATTAATAGCCACCCTTCCATCATCTTTCAATACTCTTAATGATTCCTTTAACCACTTTCTAGTGAATTCCCAATACTCATCCATTGTTTTGGTATCGTCATAGGTATCGTAAGTAATTCCCGCATTATAGGGTGGAGATGTCACAATAAGATCAATACTACCTTCAGGGAATGTTTTCATTACCTCAATACAATCCCCATTTATAATTCTATTAGTTTGCAACATATTCCCACTCATTTTCTTTTTTTATTGGTGTTATATCAATATCTAAAAACACCGCATTTTGTTCTCCCGCATGAAGTCCCAAGATATTAAAATCGTAATACTCTTCAGCCTCACTCTCAGTCATTCCATCTTTGGTTAATAGATCAATTATTTTTCTTTTTGAATATAGAACTCTTGGTCCATTACCAAATTCCTCAACAATACCTATGATTGCATCTTCTAGTCCGGTTAACATAACCGCACCTTCCGCGTATTCATTTAGATCAACCAGCATTTTCTAAAAGTTTAATTTTTCTTTCCAAATACCATAAAGCCTTTTTAAGATCCTGCAGTTCTTTATCGGTTTCTTTTTTACCGGCTCTCGCAACATACTTAACCACATTGAAGATGTATGCGTCTTTGTGTAGATCCCAAGCTTCACATACCTTTATAACCTCATAAGGATTACTTTCACCACCATAATGATCTGGGTGATTAATCATCTCTTTATTCATAAAGATCTTTGTTTTTCTTTAAGTTTTTCGCGAGATTGTTGTTTCTTTGATTTAGTTATTTCCTTTTTGGAAACATCTGACATTTGCTTCTCTGTTGGAGCTGAATTCAATTTGTTCTTCACTTAATCCTTCGAGTAACCAATCCAAAACCTTTGAAGATATTTCATCTTTAAAGATTAATGCGTCTGAATTAAACAGAGGAATAAAAGATTGTTGGGAATCCAATCTTTTTTGTATCATCTCATAACTAATAATTCGTTTGTTGAAACCCATGAAACAAATATAGAAAAAATATTTTGAAAAATAAAATTAAGCCTGAATTGTTGGTAAAGTTTTGAACTTCTTGGATTGATATACATACCCAACCAACTTTCTCTTAAATAACGGTAATAATGTTTCGTTCACCGGAAATTCTTTTTCTGACTTGAAATCGTAAACCGGGGCTTTTTTCTTTTGAACATCAGTGTAAGATGAAAAATTATCTATGATCTGATTTAATGTCAAACCTTTTTTAGGCCCATTATAAATTAAATTAACTTTTATATTCTGTTCATCCCCAATAGGTTCCGCATCGGATAAAGTGTATTCCCAAACATAAACCTGGTTATCGGTATTAGTATAATAAATTAGGTAACCGTATTTATAATCGAAGTATTTTTTATTCCTTTTAATAGTGTGAGTTATTATTTCATATGTCATTTGCCAATACCCTTTGAATATACTAAAATACTCGTAGAATTTTTTTGCGGAATATTTAATAATTCTATCAACCTCTTCTTTCTCATGGTCTGATAATTTAGGTGCAGGTTTCGCGATTAACTCTTTTAGTAAAACCTCGTCATCATAGGTTAAAAACTTTTTATTAGTCGATAAAATAATATTTTCTTTTATTAAAGTTTGTAAACTTGCAAGTTGTAATGACACTTCAATAAAAGCAGGATAGATTTTATTTTGTCCAAGAATATCATCCATTTTTTTGAGATAACCCAAAAGAATATACTTCTTGTGTTCAAAATCTATCGGATCTTGGAATATCCAATCAGAGTCTAAATTTAATTTGAAAACTTCTTCCATAATTTTATTATAATAAAAGATAATTCAAATTAAATAATTTTGAACTCTAATCTAATCTGAAAACATAATATTCCACCTCATTAACATAAACGGTATCATAATCTCCATCATAAGTAGACATACTTGTAAAACCATCGGAATCAAATATATAATCAACCATTGAGTCTTCATCAATAAAGTCTTTGATTTCATACCCCCAATCTTTTAACCAACTTACAGGATCATTTAAGGCCTGATCAACAAGTTCTTGGACTTTGTCATCAATCATTTCCTCAGTAGGTTCTTTATCAGGTTCCATCTCATCAAGTATTTCCTGAAGGTTATCAATTTCTTCTTGAACCTCATCATAAGCATCGGAATAATCACTTGGTTCTTCTATTTCATGTTCCAAGTTATTTTGTTTTTCCTCAAGTTCGGCAATTTTAGCTTCTATTCTTTCTTTTTCCG